CGGTTCTCGTTCTTGGCGACCTCTTGCCCGCCGACGATGAGGCGGAACACACCGCCTTCCAAGCTGATGCGCTTGCTGCTGGTGCCCATGAGCGACCGGGTCAGGTCGCTGAGTTCACCACGCTTCAAGTGTGCAGGCAGTTGACTGCCGTTCTGGAAAAGAGTCATTTCAGACATTCAGGCTCTCCTTACGGTAACCGTGTACTTGGTTTCGACATTCATGCCCTTGGGCATCTTGTCTGGATTTGCTTTGAGGAACTCCCCCATAGCTTTCTGCGCAACGCGCCTCTCAAGTAGATCGAGTGCTTGGTTCTCCTTAACGAAGTTGTGCATGGACTCCCAGTCGGAAGTCCAATAAGAAGTCCTGACACCACGGATGATGGTGCCTGCGCTGGTCTTGATGCTATCGCCACCAGCACGCTTACAGACATCGAGCAGCGTGTGCTCGATGATTTCCATCTGGTCCTTGATGGCCTTGTCCTTGGCCTCGTACTCTTGGGTCAGGGCGGAACGCGCATCGCGCATCTTGATGTACGCCTTGACGAGTTTTTCAGTGGGCACTTGAGGTGCCTCGATACTGGGCTCCATGGGATCTCCTAGGGTTGAGGGTTCAGAGTTTACGTGGCAACTTTGGATGTGTCAAGCACCTCCTGGCGGTAGAGGTCGAGCAGGGTGCTCATGTCCTCGGTCTTCAAGTCCAACGCGTCATAGAGCTTGCGCTCCACCTGGGTGCTGCACAGCCGCACAACGAGGCAGGGGTTCTTCTGCCCCGAGCGGTGCACTCGGGCATTGGCCTGATGGTAGGTCTCGTTCGACGTCACAGGCCCCCACCAGACCACGGTGTTGGCTGCGTGCAGGGTGACCCCGTGCGAAGCTGCCGCAGGCTGGATGAGGAGCACTCGCGGCTCGGGCTGGGTCTGGAAGTCAGCGAAGATCTTGTTGCGCTGCCCCACGGGCACGCTGCCATCGATCACTTCAACGGTGTACTCATCCTTCTTGAGCTTCTCGTGCAGTACCTTGATGGTGTGCCGGAAGGGGACAAAGACCAGCACCTTGTGAGTGCTCTCTTCGATGGCTTCCAGCAACACGTTGTACCGGGTAGTGATGTCGAACTCAACCGCGTTACCGTCGTCCGAGTAGACCGCACCGCAAGAGACTTGCAGTAGCTTGTTGAGATTGGTAGCAGCGTTGACTGAGGTCACGGTCTCGCCCCCTGCCGCCATGATGAACTGCTCCTTCAGCAGCTTGTAGTACTTGGACTGCTGTGGGGTCAGAGGCACGTCCCGTGTGGTGTACAGAAGCTCGGGTAGATCCAGGCAGTCGTCCTTGGTGAACCGGATCGCTGGCTGCAGAACTTGGTTGACGATCTCTTGTGCGTTCGACTTCGCTTTCCATTTGAACTGCGTGACCTTGTGCATCACCCGGTCCCGGAATGCGTAGAAATAGTTCGGCACAGACGTGTCATCCATCATCTTCGCCAACCCATAGGCATCGGTCGGTGCCTGCGAGGCAGGGGTACCGGTCGCCATCCACAGCCACGTATTGGGGGTGATGAGTTGGTTGATGGCCTTCCAGCGCTTGGTCGTCGCTGTCTTCACCGCGTTCGCTTCATCGATGATGATGAGGTCAAACCCCCCGGCTTTGAGTTCGTTGAGGACCGTCTCCACACCGTCGAAGTTAATCACCACAAACTCAGCGTCTGAAGCGATGATCTTGGCCCGCTTCTTGCGGTCACCGTAGGCCACGTCCACCCTGCGGTGCATCAGCGTCTTGAACAAGTCCGCCTGCCATGCCGGGGCCATGATGGACAGCGGGCAGATGACCAGTACCCTTCGTACAAACTTGCGTTCAAGAAGGTAGTCCGCAGCCCAGGCGAACGAAGCGGTCTTGCCCGTGCCCGGGTCATTGAAGCAATACGCCCGCTTGTGCAGTGTCATGAACGCTGCGGTCGTCTTCTGGTGCTGGAACGGCTTGAACACCCCAGGCCACTTGTAGCGGCCCAGGATGGGCGATGGCACATTCTTCACACCCAGATTGCGCAGCACCCGCGCTTCGTCCAGCCCCCACCACACCAAGACGTCAGAAGTCCCAGAGCTTTGGGCGACAACTTTCGCCTTCGGTATGGTGGCTAGAACCCGCTCGGGGTTGCGCAGCCGAAGCAGAAGCGCTTTGTTTTCAATGATCTGCATGGTCTGGCGTCCCGTGCTTCGCATCCCAACGCCTTATAGCTTCCGTGATGATGACCTTCCATTCTTGTTTTGACAGTCTTTCTTTGACCACATCAACAATTATGTTTGGTAGACCACGCATCTGTTTCCTCGGCTTGAGGATGCTGAGTTCTGAATTACGTTGGTTTATCTCTTGCCCTACGATCCTACGCTGTTCCTTAGTCAACAAACCATCTTCAAGAAAGGAACGCAGATAAATAAGCCGCGACCGCAGGCACTCTATCTTCTGCTCGTCGGTGAGTTCTTCGGGGAGTTCCCAACCCAGCAGGTTCACCCCACGTACTGAGGGTCGTGTAGAGAACGAGCCCTCACGGTTATAAAACTGCTCACTCCTAGCGGTACTTTTATACATATGTTTCTCACTTGAGCGCGAACTTGTGGTCTTCCACCATCTGCAGCAGCCGCAGAGCTTGCGTCTTGGCATCGTCCAGCGCGACGTGTCCAGTACCCACACGTCCCACCCTGGTCTTCATGAACATCGCGGAAATCGTCCGGTAGCAGCGATCATTCCAGAAGTGCCAGGGCACATCATGCTTAACAGCACGGTAGGCAGCGGTTATCAGTGCATTGTCGAAGTTCGCACCGTTACCCCAGACAATAGCCGTGTCCAGCGGGGGCATCCACATGGTGAACTTGGTGAGTGCTACTTCGAGCGAGAACTCCCCCTGGAACGCAGCCCGCCGAGCTTCGTCAGACTGCTTGCCCCACCACTCCAGGGTGCTCTTCTGCGCACGCAGCCCAGCAGCCTTGCACGATTCCGGGTCGATGGTGACGTAGAACTCTTCCCCCAGACCTTTCTCAGCGCTGAATTTCACAGCACCGATGCTGAGGATGATGTCCCCCGGGCGGGCGCCCAAGGTCTCGATGTCTACCATTACATGATTCTGTTGCATTCTCCACTCCAAAAAGACATCCAGCCCAAGGGACAAAGTCCGTTGAGCTAGCGTTTGCCCCGATCCCCGGGGCGGGGTTACTTGCCCGAGTTTGGGCCTTTGAAATTCCGTGCGCTGTTCGCACTGAACGACTTGAGCCGCACGTTCCCGGGCTTGCTCTTGCCGCCATCCTTGATAGGAGTCACATGGTCGAGGGCCTTGCCCCTGCGTGAATCCCTACCGTTCTCTTTGTCCCAGGCTCTGCGAGCACGCTGCCGTTCGGACTGCTTGGCCCTGCCACCGTTGGCGAGGAAGTCCGCGTACTCCTTCTTGTGGTCTCTGTCCTTCATGTCCTTGTAGGGCATGTCAACCTCACTTATTCACGTTGCTAGGTGTTTGCTGCGCTGTGTTACTTCTATGAAATCTATCGCGTAACGTGTTATATGGCACACCAACCTGTTTAGCGTAGTCAATCAAACACACGCCTTTGACTTCTAGGTTGCGCGAAGTATTCCTTGCTTGCTCTTTGGGGGTAGCCCACCGAACATTGTCGGGGAAATACCCACGACTGTTGTCAATACGGTCAATTGAATGCTTACTGCTTGGGCGCGCTCCTACTGCTTCAAAAAACAGTCTGAAGTCTTTTACCCAAGGTTCGTACATACCAATAGAATTGTAAAACGCAGATTTTTCCCTATTCGGGTTAAACACTCGGGTTTTTATGCCACACCATATCCGGTACTCTACGGGGTGTTTGCTCGCGTAGCCAGAACGGCGACATGACCTGCACCCTCCTTTACGCTCACCCATTCTCAATACAGTACCTGATACAGATTGCTCCACGCCGCATTCTGTACACCTGCATACCCAGTACGCACGTTGTACTTTAGCTTCGTCTCTACCGATCACGTACCACATCCCTATTGTGCGCCCTGTCATGTCGATTACTTCCATTAGTAACCTCCGTTTCCGGCACCCCAATGTGCACACGTAGTGACCGCGCAGTGCCGCTTACACAGCCCTGACGGGCTAGGGTTCCACACCCCCAGGTTGTGCGCAACCTCCAGGCGGCGCACGTCCTCCATCCACTGTCTCCAGTAGAGCTTCTCTTGCGCGGCTTCGTAGTCCGCTGGCTTGAAGTTGTTGGCAACGACGAACAGCAGCCCCGCCCGCACCTTGCGGACGAACGGGAAGTGCTTGAAGATCATCAGTGCCATCAACTCAAGCTGCGCTGTGTCAGCGTACTTCGTGGACTTGCTGGTCTTGTAGTCCACCACCCGGGCGATGCCCTTCTCTTCATTGACGATGAGCAGGTCCGCGATACCCCGGCACCACACCGTGCTGTCCTTGAATCCGCAGGGGCTGAGTTCCTTGGTCAACCCCATCTCGTACTCGCAGTACTTCGTCCCAGGCAGCGAACGAAGAGCGCTTAGGTGTGGCTTCGTGAAGCTGAACTCTGGTGGTAGCTCGACACCATCCCGCATGAAGTTCTCTGCCGCTGTGTGGAAGTTCTTTCCGTACAACGTAGCCTCAGTATGTTCGGGCTCCTTGAAGTTCTTCGCTACCTTGATCTCGTAGAACTTTTTTGGACAAGTCTTGAAGGACTTGAGGGACGAGTAGGACCAGGGTCCGGGCAATGTCATGACGAGCGCGGACGGGCCGAAGGCCCGTTCTCCATGATGGCAAGTACACCCTGAAGGATACGCACTTCCACGCCAAGATGCAAGGCCGCTTCGCTCGCTTCAGCGTACCGGTGCTCAAGGCACAGGTCATGGATCTGTTTGATGAGCCGCTCGATGGTGATGAGCGGCATAGCGTAGTCGTTGAGGTTCTCGTTCATGCTTCCCCGTAGTTCCGGCCTATGCCGGATTCGCAGTTGATCGGACAGCCTTTGGCCCAGTCAGGCACCCACCGCATGCACTCCTCGACGTAAGCCCGAGCGGCCTCGACTTCTTCTTCTCGGGCCAGGGCAACGACGCTGTCGTGAACGGTGAGCTTGGTCGGTAGTTTACGTGCAATCCGTAACATCTGATACATCACGATGATCCGGGCAAGTGCTTGGCACACGTTTTCCACCAGCTTGCCACCGTAGATATCCACTAGACCAGTGTCGTCTTTGTAGCCCCAACGACTTAACTTAGAGTTGAAAGCACGGTAAAGCTGCGGATAGCTGATGTACAGCCCGCTGGGTAAGCGGACACCATACTTACCTTCTATCCTGACTACGCCTTCACGTCCAAACCACATACTGTTATTGTCGTACATAGCTTGGATGGAACGTTCTCCTTGGTTCCAAAGGCCCACGATCTTTGGCACGCTGTCACGGTAGGTCTTGATGATCCGCTCGCACTCGTCCGCAGGCATGTCCACTGAGGGCTTCGCTGCCTTGAGCGTTACCTGCAGCTTCCCTGCCCCGGTCTGATAGCCGCAGCCGAGGACTACAGTCTTACCTACAAAACGTTCTTGCTGATCCGCCTTGGTAATCTGCCTGCCGAAGATCGTCGTCGCCAGCTTGCAGTACACGTCCACACCGTTGGCGAAGTCTTGCACCAGATCGTCTTGCCCAGCCCACCATGCCAGCATGCGGGCCTCGATGTTGGACGAGTCGCAGTTGATGATGACCCACCCGGGCGGTGCCTCGATGCACTCCTTGAGCCCCACGTTGCCCCGGGACGGCAGGTTCTGCAGGTTGATCCCGTCACCACCCGACGAGCGCTTGGTCCGGGCATAGGCGTACTTCAGCGGCACGGGGAACCGTGGGTCGCGCTTGGCGATGTCGATGAACCGCTGCGTGCGGGTCTCTTCCAGGGTGCTCTTCACCCCCAGGCGGGCAGCGGCCAGGGCCTGCACGGTGGGGCTCTCGTGTTCCAGCAGGGCCTTCATGCCCACGTCGGTCTTGGCAAACGCGAACGTACTCTTGCCCGTGGTCGGGCTGATCTTCATAGGCACATCGACGCCCAGGGTCTCCAGCAAAACCGCGAAGCGTTGGTTGGACATGAGTTCGGACTTGTCCACCGTGACCCGCTCCATGAGCACAGCCTTATGTGCCACAACTTCTTCGAGATGACCTTCGAGCTTGTTCAGATTCAGTCGCAGCATGGGCTCTGTGAACATACGGATGTGCAGGTCGATGAGCTTGAGTTCCTGCATTGGGAACACGCCACGGTTGTCCCCGTCGCTCGGGTCGTACCACCCGTTGGACATGAGATGCCACAGGTCGTAGCACAACTCCACGTCCTTGAGGCAGTAGGCAACGTACTGCTGGAACTCTGAAGGGCTGAAGTCTTTCCTCCTCATCCCCATGGCGTTCTGCACAAACGTGCCCTTGTCGTCCAACCCGTAGCGTTTCGCCAGGGAAGCGAGAGAGTTGTTCCTCGATCCGAACATGGCGCGGCCCATGGACAGGGTGTCCAGCCACGCAGCCGGGTTCACCCCGAAACGCCAAGCCAGGATCGCACCGTCGAACAGGGTGTTGTGGCACAGGACCGCGTAGCGTCCCCACTCGATCTCGTCGAACTGGTGCTTGATCTCAAGGTGCGTGCCCTCGATGAAGTCGAGCCTGCCATCCGGCCAGCGTATGCCGACCATGATGACCTCGAATCGTGGATCACGCACATATTCTTCAGTTGTCAGCTTGCTTAGACTGTACTCCTTGTCGTAATACGTTTCAAAGTCAATCGTGAGGATCTCCATTACTTCCGCTCCAAGAACCACTGTTCCAGAAGTTCGATTGTATCCTCCCTGACCACCATTGCGCTACCCCCGGCCTTCTGGATTTCAGCCATCTCACGCTCTTGTAATGCAGTTGGTTTGTTGAACCCTGCCTTGCACTCGACGCCAAGGAACATGCCCCTGAAGCACACGATGATGTCGGGCACGCCCGCACGTCCGTAGCCGTTCTGCGCTGGGAAGAAGTAGTACGCCTTG